AAAGGCGGCTCTACTAAAGATGCTTGTTACCATAAAGTAAAGTCTCGGTATAAAGTATTTCCGTCTGCTTACGCTTCTGGAGCTATTGCTAAGTGTCGTAAGAAAGGCGCAAAAAACTGGGGAAATAAGTCTTAGTGGCTGTTCGTAAAACTAAAAAGGGAGCTGCGTTAAAACGTTGGTTCAAGGAAGATTGGAAAGATGTGCGAACAGGCAAGGCTTGTGGGCGGCAGAAGGGTGAAAAACGCGGTACACCTTACTGTAGGCCCACTAAAAAAGTTTCTAGTAAAACGCCAAAAACATCGTCGGAAATGACGAAATCGGAAAAGAGTAAAAGGATTGCCCAGAAGAAACGGTTAGGGCAACCAGCAGGTAAACCAAGAAGAGTTCAAGCTGCGAGACGAAAGAAACCTGCTAAGAAAAAGAAATGATTACTTGGAAAGAAAGAACGGGNATAGTCAAAGAAATTAAGGATTGGTCTGAACAGGTACTAGAGCCAAGTAATCCAAAGTTTAATGATTTACCAGCTTGTCCTTATGCAAAAGCAGCATGGCAAGAACATAAAGTAAGCATAGTTTTTAAGTTTGAAAAAGAAGATTACAAGCAGTTATATATGGCACTTCATAATTGGAGTGATTTAAAAGAATTAGTAATTATAGCTGATACCGAATTTATAAGGGATAACGACGAATTTCATCAGTTTGTAGATAACGTTAACAAAGCCATTGCAGATAATGTTTTTAGAGATAGAGATATGTGGGTAATGGGTTTTCATCCTGATGATGGAGAACAAGAGTTATTAGATAGCGAAGCGTTTGAACCAGAGATAGATACTGAATATGCTTTGTTATTTGTGCAGCGACTATCTAAGTTAGAGAAAGCTGCCGAAAAGTTAAGACCTCTTGGGTACTACGATAGAAGTTTCCAAGAATACGATACAGAAGAAATGTATAAATTACGTACTGAATTTTATAGGAGATTACAAGATGGCAGGTGCTAAAAAGAAAGGCCCAGTTAAAAAACGTAGAATGCGTGGCGGCGGTGGTGTAACTACTAAGAAAATGCGCGGCGGCGGTATGATGGTAAAGAACATGCGCGGTGGTGGTAAGGCGGGCGCTAAAAAGAAAGGCCCAGTTAGAAGAAAGAGATAACTTATGGCTACTTCTGGTACTACTGCGTTTAACATGGATTTCACTGAAATCGCTGAAGAAGCGTGGGAACGAGCTGGGCGTGAAATGCGTTCTGGTTATGACCTACGTACTGCAAGGCGGTCTATGAATTTGCTTACTATTGAGTGGCAAAATCGTGGAATTAATATGTGGACCATAGATTCTGGAACTATAAACTTAGTAGAAGGGACAGCTACGTATGATTTACCCGCTGATACTATTGACTTATTAGAACAAGTTATTAGAACTGGTGCTGGAAATGTTAGCACGCAATCTGATCTTACTCTATCTCGTATTAGTGTAGCTACATACGCAACTGTTCCCAATAAATTAAGTCAAGGTCGTCCTATACAAATCTACGTAGATAGAGCGCGGGACAATCCTACAGCTACATTATGGCCTGTGCCCGATAAAGGCACTGCTGATTCTCCTACATACGTATTAAAGTATTACAGAATGCGGCGTATACAAGACGCAGGAGCAGGAGTACAAACTCCAGATGTTAGNTTTAGGTTTTTACCTTGNTTAGTAGCNGGGTTGGCTTATTACGTAGCAATGAAAGACCCAGAGTTAGTTACACGTCTCCCTATATTAAAAGCAGCTTATGAAGAAGCATTTGAGTTAGCCGCAGGAGAAGACAGAGAAAAAGCTACCATTAGTTTAATACCACGTTTATTTGGGACAAATTAAACAATGGGGCAAAGGTTTGCAGCGGGTCATAACGCATTAGCTATTTGTGATGTGTGTGGTTTTCAGTACAGATTAGGGCAGTTGAGAAGTTTAGTTGTTAGAGGTGTAACGACACAAGTAAAAGCCTGTCCTGAGTGTTGGAATCCAGACCAACCGCAAAACAAACTGGGGGAGTTTCCGGTAGATGATCCGCAAGCTCTTAGAAACCCTAGACCTGACTTTGCAGAGTTAGCTGAAAGTAGGGCACATATAGAACCAGTTGATCCTTCTATAGTAGTTGGATTTGGTAAAGTTGGAGTTGTAGTCATTAATATATCTTAAGAGGCATTTAAAATGAAACGAGAAAGTAAAAAAGCACCTAAAGTTATAGAGTTTCCAAATGAACCTATAATTTATAGCCCCGGCACACAAGTTAACCAACCTATAAATATGAAAACAAGTGGTGTAGAAACTCGTGGTAATGGTGCGGCTACTAAGGGTACTAAAGCAAGAGGACCAATGGCGTAGTGAACTACACAGAGCTTAAAACTAATGTTAATGACATTTGTGAGCAAACGTTCACAGATGACCAACTTGCTCTGTTCACTAAACAGGCAGAGCAAAAAATATACACTACGGTATCTTTACCTGCACTGCGAAAAAACCAAACAGGTTCTTTAAGTAGTGGAAATAAGTACTTAACAATGCCTTCTGGTTTTTTGTACGCTTATTCTTTAGCGATTGTTAGCGGAAGTGATTACATTTATTTGCTAGATAAAGATTCTAATTTTATGCGTGAAGCGTACCCAAACCCCGCTACAACAGGAGTGCCAGTTCACTATGCTATATTCGATCAAACTAGCTTTATCGTAGGGCCAACCCCTAATGCTAACTTTGATGCAGAACTACACTTTGCTTATTATCCAGAGTCTATAGTTACTGCTGAAACTACGTGGTTAGGTACGGAGTTTGATTCGGCATTGTTAAATGGCACTTTGATGGAAGCAATTAGATTTCAAAAAGGCGAACCTGATGTTATAGCTACATATGAAAAAATGTATTTACAATCTATGGCACTCCTTAAAAACCTTGGGGATGGCAAACTACGCGAAGATGCTTACCGTAATGGTCAAACTGTAGTGGAGTCAGCCTAATGATAAGTTCTGAAAGTGTTGTAGAAATAGGAACTGTGAAAGTAACTACAGTATCAAAGCGTGGTTTTACTGTAGAGGAGTTAGCAGAACAGGCGTTAGATAAAATAATTTATGTGGGTGGCAATAGTCATCCTTTGGTTGTGGAACAGGCAGAAGCGTTTAAAGAGCAAATCCGTGGGGTGTTGATCGAATATATGAAACAGGCTATTCGTTCAGATCGCACAACTTTGGCAAACCAATTCCGTGATGCTGGGCATTCGGAACTTATAAAACTATTGGAGATATAACATGGCAATAACAGTAGCAACAGCAATGCCCACAAGTTTTAAAGTAGAATTACTTAAAGGGCTACACGATCTTCAGAACGGAGCTGATACGCTTAAAATAGCGTTGTTAAAATCTCAGGCAGCGGGTTCGGGTACTTACGGTGCAGCAAGCACTAATTACACTAATATTACTGGGAATAGCGATGAAGCAAGTGGTTCAGGCTACAGTGCAGGTGGTAACACTCTTACTAACGTAACTCCGGTGGCAGATAGCACTACGGCTGTTTGTGATTTTAATGACACTACTTGGTCAAGTGCTTCTTTTACTACTTGTGGAGCGATGATTTATAACACTAGTAATTCTAATTCTGCTTGTGCAGTGTTAAGTTTTAGTGGCGACCAAACTGTTAGTACTGGCGACTTTACCATTCAGTTCCCCGCTGCGGGTGCTTCTACTGCGATTATACGTATCGCTTAAGGCTGAATAGTGGCAGATAAACTTGTATATCTTGGCGCTGTATGGGGTAAAGACGGTTGGGGTGACGGTGCTTGGGGTGCTAATGGAAATGTATCTGTTGTAGGAACAGGTGCAGTAGGGACAGTAAGTTTTGTTCTGGACGAAAATATTGTTCCAACAGGTGTAGCAGGGACAAGTGCAGTAGGCACGGTTACCATAAATCGCACTGGAGTTGCAGTTCCAACAGGTGTAGCAGGAACAGGTGCGGTAGGGACATTAGGTTTATCCTATAACAACATTGTGTATCTCGGTGCTGTATGGGGTAAAAATGGTTGGGGTGACGGTGCGTGGGGAGACAACGGAAATGTCTCTGTAGCAGGGACAGGCGCGGTAGGGACTGTAAGCATAGCTCTTTCAGACGCTATTGTACCAACAGGTGTAGCAGGAACAGGCGCAGTAGGTAGTGTAGGGATTATCAGAGATGATACAGTAATCCCAGCAGGTGTAGCAGGAACAGGCGCAGTAGGAACTGTAGTCATTTCTTTTGCAGAGTTGATTGTTCCAACAGGTGTAGCAGGAACAGGCGCAGTAGGAACAGGTACAGCCACTGTAATACCAACAGCTACAGGTGTAGCAGGAACAGGCGCGGTAGGGACTGTAGGGTTAACGTTTAGTGGCTCAATAGTGCCTACGGGTGTAAGCGGTACGGGTGCGATAGGAACGGTAGTTAGGGGTGGTTGGACAACAATAAATGATTCACAAACACCTAACTGGGTAGATATAAACAAAGCGGCATAGGAATATATCATGGCTACTTACGTAAACAATTTAAGGCTTAAAGAAATTACCACGGGTGATGAAGACGGCACTTGGGGTACTAGTACAAATACTAATTTAGAGCTTATTGCTGACTCGCTTGGGTACAACACACAAGCAGCTTTTGCTTCAGACGGTAACGCTACTACAACTGTTGCTGACGGTGCGGCAGACCCAGCAAGAGCACTTTATTTTAAAGTTACTTCAGGCGCTACTCTAAGCACTACTAGAGAACTTACAATAGCTCCTAATACATTATCTCGTTTGATGTGGATAGAGAACGCTACTACAGGTAGTCAGACTATAACTATTAAACAGGGTTCCGGTGCTACTATTAATATCGGCAC